TTATTCCTCCAGTTGTTGAAGACTGCGGCTGCGAATCTCTTGTTGCAGCTTCTCGATCACTTCATTTACGTCCATGCTGCCGAGGTCTTTCCCGCGACGGGTGCGCACGGCCACTTTGCCGGCTTCGACTTCTTTGTCGCCACAGACCAACATATACGGGACACGACGTAAAGTGTGCTCGCGGATTTTAAAGCCAATCTTCTCATTTCTCAAGTCTGCTTTTACACGAATGCCCGCATTTTGTAGTTTACGCGTCAATTCGTTAACGTATTCAGCCTGAGAATCGGTAATATTCATGACCACTACCTGCACTGGTGCAATCCAGGTTGGGAAGAAGCCTGCGAACTCTTCGGTCAGGATGCCAATGAAGCGCTCCAGAGAACCGAGAATCGCACGGTGAATCATGACCGGCACCTGACGCTCGTTGTTTTCGCCCACATAGGAGGCGCTTAAACGCTGCGGCAGAGAGAAGTCCAGCTGTACGGTACCGCACTGCCATGCACGATCGAGGCAGTCATACAGGGTAAATTCAATTTTCGGGCCGTAGAACGCTCCTTCACCCAGTTGATATTCAAATGGGATGTTATTTTCTTCCAGCGCCACCGCCAGATCCGCTTCCGCGCGATCCCAGGTCTCGTCGCTACCGATACGTTTTTCCGGGCGAGTCGACAGTTTGACGACGATCTTCTCGAAGCCAAAGGTGCTATACATATCGTAGACCATACGAATACAGGCGTTCACTTCATCGCGAACCTGATCTTCAGTACAGAAGATATGCGCATCATCCTGGGTAAAGCCGCGAACGCGCATCAGACCATGCAGCGCGCCAGACGGTTCGTTACGGTGGCAGCTACCGAATTCCGCCATACGCAGCGGCAGGTCGCGGTAGGATTTCAGCCCCTGGTTGAAGATCTGCACGTGACCCGGGCAGTTCATCGGCTTGATACAGTATTCACGGTTCTCAGAAGAGGTGGTGAACATCGCATCTTTGTAGTTGTCCCAGTGGCCGGTTTTTTCCCACAGCACACGGTCCATCATGAACGGACCTTTTACTTCCTGATACTGGTACTCTTTCAGTTTAGAACGAACAAACGTTTCCAGTTCACGGAAGATGGTCCAGCCGTCATTGTGCCAGAACACCATCCCCGGCGCCTCTTCCTGCATGTGATACAGGTCGAGCTGCTTACCGATTTTACGGTGGTCACGCTTGGCGGCTTCTTCCAGACGCTGCAGGTAGGCATTCAGCGCTTTTTTATCTGCCCACGCGGTGCCGTAGATACGCTGCAACATTTTATTGTTGCTGTCGCCGCGCCAGTAGGCTCCGGCGGTTTTCATCAGCTTAAAGTGATGGCAGAAGCGCATGTTCGGTACGTGCGGACCGCGGCACATATCGATATATTCTTCATGATGATACAGGCCAGGCTTGTCATCATGGGCAATGTTTTCATCAAGAATAGAAACTTTATAGCTTTCGCCGCGTTTCACGAAGGTTTCACGCGCTTCATGCCAGCTCACTTTCTTCTTGATAACGTCGTAGTTTTTCTCGGCGAGCTCATGCATACGTTTTTCGAGCGCGTCGATATCTTCCTGGGTCAGGGTGTGGTCGAGGTCTACGTCATAGTAGAAACCATTATCGACAACCGGACCGATAGCCATTTTGGTGTTGGGCCACAGCTGTTTGATGGCATGGCCTAACAGGTGCGCGCAGGAGTGACGAATGATCTCCAGCCCTTCTTCATCTTTCGCGGTGATGATAGAGAGAGTGGAATCGGATTCGATCGGGTCACAGGCGTCTACCAGTTCACCGTTTACCCGCCCGGCAATGGTGGCTTTCGCCAGGCCTGGACCGATATCCAGCGCGACATCCATCGGACTAACTGCGTGGTCAAAATGGCGTTGGCTGCCATCAGGAAGCGTAATTACAGGCATTTTATGTCCTTATTTGCAGTGGTGCCCCGCACGAAAGAGCACATACAAAATTGATTAATGTAATAATATTAGTTGCTTACATGCGTTTCTGAGCTTCACTCTGCTTAGTGTGTACACCAGGATGTACAAAATCCAAAATGTACCCGCAATAAACATCTAATACCGAACCACTATGATACACATCATCACCAACTCATGAAAGCTACAACGAGATTAGGGTTTTTGACGTGGCTAATTGGGTTAGGAGATACAACTTTTGCGAGCAGCTATCCAGATCGCAAACTCACCGGTTTACCTCATCAAAATAACAGCGCATCATTAGCAAGCTAGTTAATCATGTAATTTTCGGTGCGCACCACTCTTTCATGGTTAAACAGCCAGGCTATCGCTTCGCACATCACAAATGATATGCGTCACGACGCCGGCGACAGTGACATCGTCCAGGGCCTCGCCCTCGATCGCTTCGCCGTCTTCGGTAATCAGCGACCGCCCTCTCAATGTGGCAAGTTCCGTCCCGCCGCCGTGCTGGATAAGAACCTGACTACCCTGCTTTGGCTTCAGGGAGATATCCAGCACAACGTAACCGCCAGAACGCTCGAACAGGAGCGTGTTCGGCCCGACATTGCAGATCGAGTTGACAGACAGTCGCTGCTCAACGTAATCCGTCGCGGGTGAAGGAAAGCCCATTACAGAACCCTCCCCATGTTGGCCATCATCCACAGCCTGTTTTCGCTATGGTCGGTAGTTTTGTCAGCGAAGCAGCTCTGATAGCGCCCTATCCAGCGGCTAGCTTCGGAGTAGGATAAGTGGATGCCACGACCTACAAGCGAGGTAACGAAATCACCGGTGTAAAGGTATTGATAGCCTTTCGAGTTCCGAAGAATCGAATCCCGAAAGGCCTGGTTGATGTCTGGCTGTCGAAGCATGATCTGCCCCCATTAACACTGTTTATGTATACAGTAGTTTTGTTTAAAGGGAATATCAAGAGAGATTGCGGCCATCAATTTAAGTAATAACCGCAGTGTGTAGTTAATTTCTTAACAATTGAATGATATTTCCCTCCTGTAGTGGCGTGAACACTTACAGAGACAGTGAAATACCAAACTCCTTTTTTTTGCCGAGAGTATTAATGATATAAATTGATGCCATATCCATGGCCCCTTCATCACTGGCGGCATCAAACGCTGTTATCACCCCGCCACTCTCAGTTTTGGTTAACATGTACTGGCTTATATGATTTATTGCCTGTATTTCATATAGATAAAACATAACACCTCACAGCACCGGTGATTGCCAGAAAACAGGGAGTTTAACTTTAATCGTCCCTACGAAATTGGTAAAACGCAGAGCCAGTCGACATGAATCAGCGTACTGTGCCTGACTCACGCTCTGCCAGACCCCCACATAATCGGCCGCTGTCAGCGGCGTTCCGGCCTTGCTGAAAATTTCGCTCACATTGATAACGTCGGAAATGTAGTTAGTCACCGTAGCCCGGTTTGTCGTGATAGTTGATGTGCCGCTATTGAAAGAAAGGGTAGGCTCCTCGTAGGTTCTGGCAACAAGGTACATATCGCACTCCCCTGCTGTAACGCCTGCGATATTAACCGATGCGCCGCCACACCATGCCGGTCGAGCTTTTGCCGGATAGTAAGGAGTCAGCAGCAGCTCGACAACATCAGTTGCTGCAGCCGCAGTAATCTCAATCGTCCTCGCGCCGTCACTGGTTGCTACGCCGTATTTTGCGCTGACGTCAGTATTTGCACTGGAGATCATGATTTTTGTGTTGGCATCGGTAAGGTTAAGAATCGATGCACCCTCTGTTCCGACAAAATTGAATCGCCAGCCCATCAGGCCATTGTTATATCGCGGAAGAATCTGTGAGCTACGCAGCCCGGTAACGCGGGGGCTTTTATTGGTAATCACACAGCGATTATTCGCCTCAGTGCCGTCGCTATAACCGCTCAGCGAAATGTACTGAGAGCTTTCAAAATATTCAGTAAACGTCCAGTCGCACTCTTCAAAAGAAACCGCACAACCACCACCCGGCGCATGAATAAGTTGACGCATGGAGTTGTTGGCGCCGTTCATATAGAGCTGGGTGTCACGGAACTGCACCTTAACCGGTATCCCCGGCGCGGCAGGACAGTTCACCAGATAACCCGGAACCCCCTCAACATGGCCACCCTGAATGAGAATCCTTGATACCTGAGACAGATTTCCCACCAGGAATACATCAGCACTGGTGTAATCCAGTGAGCAGTTGTTGATGTAGTACCACATTGGAGCCTGAAACCAGAAATGTGCAACAGAGTTGTTCCCAATTGTGCATTTTTCGAAAATCATTTTCTCGCCGGCATTCAGGGCCTGACCACCTGATACATATACACCGTACTGGTTCATCATTGAGATAATTCCATAAAACGTGTTTATGAAATTATTACGCGCCGTTATCTGAATCCCGTATTTGAAACCCAAAATAGTTAAGTCACAGGCCATTAAATCTCGCACAGCAAAAACACTGTCATTAGGGTCGCCGACGTACAATCCTGTTCCTGTTGAAACGTCACCACCAGGCCCTGAAAGGATGAACCTCCCACCTTCTGCATTAAATATTTTACAGCCCTGAACATCTGCCGGGTTAGACGGCATCCCGCCGGATGCAATATCTAAAGCAGCGTTATTGATGCTAAACGCGCTACCTGTTGTTGATGGGTAAAGCATATATACATACCCGTTAGTATTCATACACATAAATGATGGAATGAATACGGGAGTATCAACTGTATAAACCTTTCTGGATGCAGGAATAAAAATATTAGTGATTGCGCCTTTAATGGTCCCAGCCGCTTTTATCTTGTTAACCTCACCGGTAATGACGGCATTTAAAGCGGTACCCAGATTGGAGTTATCAGAAAGAAGACCAGCAAGTCGTATATCAATCCCTCTGGAAACATCAGCCTTCCAGCGAGCCCCCCCAGCCGTAACAAATACAGAATAGCCGTCATCATCCGTAGTCACATCATCGGCATCGTACCAAAGCGAGCAATTTATCTCATGTCCACCAGACACTGCATGTCGCAGGGTAATCGACTGCCCGGAGTAGGTAGGCTCAACTGTTCGCAGTGCGGAGATGGTCGCACATTTGCCAACCCATTTAAGGCCGTCGCCTGAACCCAGGTTTTGGCGAAGCGTGTCACCATCCATCAGAACGAAGTGAGTAACGTCGTTCGCAAAGCTGATCGCGTCGGTTCCGGTGGTCGTAAAGCCGACGTCAGTAGCAGCATTCAGGCGGTAATACTGGTTGTTATAGCGGATGTACTGGTTACGAGCACTGAACTGGAATGGGCCATTTTCGTAATCACCAAGGAAAACATAGCCAGAGCTGTCAAGAAACGTCTGGAATCTGTTTTCCCTGTCGGTCTGCGACTCGACAAAATCAGCCTCCCTCTGGCTCTGAGATGACAAAAAATCACTTTCTTTGTCTTGCTGAGAGACCTCGAAGGCGGTTCTTTGCCCCTGCATCTGAGACTCAAATTCAGCTTCTTTTGCGGCAAGCTCAAAGTCAATGCTTGCTGATAATCCAGATGCGATGTCCTTAGCCTCATCTCTCGCCAACCCCGCAACTACTGCAGCATCCTTGGCTTCGGATACGGATTCGGCAATATCAATGATCGGTTTTTCAATGCTAAGAGCATACTGTTTTGCTTCTGCGGCGCTAACCGCTGCCCTGGCCGCAAACTGCGCAGATTGTTGGGTATCAGTAATTGCCATCTTTTATTCTCATGAATATTCGTAAATAACTACAATCCCAGACTTGCCGCGGGCACCATTTACTGCCGGAGAGGATGGTCCTTGTGAAGAACCAGATGCGCCTGAACCATATGCCTGCCCATCAATAGCCGGGTCTCCAAATGATGGCACCCATCCCCCGCCTCCAAAAACGCTACTTGCCCCAGGTGATCCGAGGAATGACTGGGTTGCGTTAGCGTATGCAGGTGTAGATGGGGCTCCTGGAGAGCCTATGATATTGGCACCGGAAGGAGCGCTTGATGCGACATTACCCTGAGGTAGAAAAGGTGGATTTGCTGGTCCGGCAGACGGACCTCTTGTTCCGCCAGGCGCAACCATTAGCGATCCAAATGAGCTTGAACCACCAACAGAGCCAACCGGAGATGCTGCGGTGCCTCCCTGCCCGCCAGCGCCAACAACGATGCTAATGCTGGTGAAATTTATTGAAAATCTACCCTTAGCATATGACCCGGCCCCACCACCTGAAACTATTGACACCTGCCCCGCTCCAGTGGCTGGGGCAGCATCGCTCCCACCACCACCGCCAACCATTTCAACAACAACCGACTTAGCACCAGGGGTTGGCGTATAAGTGCCGGATGATAAAAATGTCTGCACGTTCAAGAGTCGTCCGGATGAATAATTAATCCATCCAATACCGCCAGCATCAGGATTTGTCGTGTTATTTTCGATAGTGCTTTGCCAGAATCCATCCCTGGCTGAATTGATAAGAATCGCGCCTTTTGGGTATCCACCGATAGCTGCCGAAAATGCAGAGTCGAATGTATAGAAACCTCCGGCTTGCTCCCATTGCAGTCGAGTATAGGCATCATTAAAAATCCCATTAAAATCCTGCCCCTTTGGCGGCTTACCGCCAGCAGATAGAGCGATGCGGGTAAGCGGAGGAAATCCTGAGTCCATCGCGGCAAGGCCATCAGCTAACGTTTCAGGGGTGGAATTTACCGGGATCGTGTTTTTGTCACCACTCGCAGAAAAAACAACCGTCAGACTGGACGGCATGGCTGAATTGTTCAATTCAGACCTCCTGAACGATGTTTACTTTTACCCCAGGCGGGGAAGGAAGTGCTCCGGAGCTTTGCACTATGGCCAGCTCAGAATCGGAAAGCTGGAACTCGAATACGTAGCTCATGACATGGTTGCCATCGTCACGCACGTAAGCTCGCCCGCTGGCGCCGAACATGTACATCAGCATGCGATTCATGACCGGCACGGTGCAGTCGCTGATGTTCGCCATCGCTTTGCACATGATCAGCTTACGGTATGCCTCATTGGTCAGGACCACAGTGTTCGTGTCCTGCACGCCGGTATAGAAAGGCGCCTGGTTAAAGGGTTGCGGGTCGGTGAGTTCTGCCGGGGTGCTGGTCGCTTCGCCAAACCCCAGAAACTGCTGGGATGGCGTCACAGTCAGCAAACGCTCTACATCAACGATTTTACCCCAGCACATCAGACCGTAATCGCCGCAGGTCTCGATGTTGAATACGAGGTCATAGAACGTGTCTATCCAGTCCTCTGGCGCTACAGAAGCGTTAAAGGTGTCAATCAGTGACCGCAGGCTGGTTGAGTTCACGTACTGCGCGTAGATCGTCCAGTCGACATTATTCACTTACCGCCTCCGTTATGATGTTTGTCGTATCGAGGGTCGGTTCCTGATCAATCCCCATGGTCAGCGCACTAGACCAGGTGGTTCCGTCCAGAGAGATCTGGACCGAAAGCACGTTCATGTTCTGTGCATCAAGCGCCTGAATGGGTCCGATATAGCGGCTGCCATAAATTCGCGCGCCGGCACGCGCCCGGGTACCGCCATCTGCGCCGGTAAAGGCATTCAGGACGACCGTTCTGATCTGCGCGTTGATATCTGACGGAAGCCCATCATTCGCTTCGTATTCCACTTTGATATGAACGCTCACCGCATCCAGCGTTTTCCACCTGTAGGTGTACTCCGGATAAGGGGCGTCATAATTTTCGGTATCCTGCACGGTCCCGGTGGTGTCACCGTTCATAACGGTGCCCGGGGGAAGTTTTTTATTGATGGCCGCTGCAATGTCTGCCACTGCCCCGCCATAAACCCCGATATAAATCGAGCTGGCCAGCAGCGTGTAATTCGTGGAACCTTTGTCGACGGAAGTGGGCTCTTTGTTGTCGATCACATAAACATCAAGCACCCCGTCGACTTCCAGGACAGCAGCTCGCACAGCCGCTGCTGTGTTAAAGGCGTTACGTGCCACTGACTGGCGACGGCGATACTCAAATGCAGATCGCCCTTCAACATTCGAGCCCGGTACACCCGCGGTCTCGTTGGTGATACTCGACCAGCCACTTACCGCGACATAGATGTTTGTCAGGGTACCGATGGGACAAGCTATCGGCCCGGTAGTCAGGTTCTGGAACTCGATCTTTACCGTCCCGTCGGCGCCTATCGTTCCTGCAGCCAGTGACACGTACATATAACCGTTATCGTCGGTTGCATAGGACTGTGCCGGGATCACCGTCCCCGGTACGCCGGAGCATGTGGCCGTTACAACCGTACCCGCAGCAGCAATGCGATCGAGGAAGTAAATCCTGCCGATGCCATCCTGAAATCTGCCGGAGGAAAAGTCCGGGTTCATGTTGTTGACGATAGCCAGAAGCTGATCGTTCTTGTCGGCGATGATTGCAGTATCAGTGACAGCCAGTTGCCCCTGCGGCGTCTTGAGGTTCGTGCTCATCGCCGTCCCGAATGCAGAACCAATATCTGCTATACGCCCGGCAAGAATGTCTCCCTCATCTGGAACATCAAGGCCAGTGGTGGAAAATGTCACGGCCGGTACCGCCGTAGAGATTGTCGTCATTTTTTCCTCACAGGGTGACGCTGGAATCCAGGCCGTTGGTATCCACGATCGCAATAACGCCGGTAGTGCGGCGCGTATCGCGGTTGTTAATCAGCGTCGGCTCAGCGCGCGCGATATAGCTCATCCGCAAGGCTTCAACCTGAAGCGCGGCCGCCATGGCGCCGGTGCTGGCCTTAACGTTCAGCAGCTCTTTGTAATTAACGCCGGTGTCTTTTTCGTAAATGCATTCGCCGCGTATAGCCAGGCATGCCGTCGCTACGTCCTGAGCGCAGGCGTAGGGGTTTTCTACCGTGGCGATATTACCCAGCTCATCAAGGACAAGGTCCCAGGTGTCGGGATCGAGTTTGAGAGAGATTGTTTTCATGGATTTCGCCCATAAAAAAACCCCGCCGAAGCGAGGTTTGGTTTTCGAAGCACTAATTAGTGCTTCGGGTTAAAAAAGCTTACGAAGATCTACGCCATAAACAGCGAGCCATGCGTCGCGAGGCCAGGACTTAACACTGCCAAAGCGTGGATCATCTACTTTGTGAGGCTCTACCCCGTTCTCCTGACACCATTTACGAAGAGGTTGCCATTTGAATTTCTGGTTAAGCTTCTTCTCTACCGGGATGATGGCTGCATAGTTTTTACTTTCTCCTACCCGTTCAGCCAATTTGTTTTTTGCGCGGACGGCTGCTGATGCAGTTGCCATCGCCGTTGCTTCCCTTTTCTCACCGATCCATGCCTTAGTTTCTACTGCCTGGTCACGCTCAAGAGCGATTTGCTCCTTCTCGGTTTCTGCCTGAACCAGAGCAAGCAAAGCTTCTTTATAGTTCGAAGGTAAGGATCGACGGTTGATTTGCTCTTCAAGCTTGTAGATATGCTTAATTACCTTCATGCGCAATACAGCACTGTATCCGGTAAGAAGGCATTCAACATGGGGTTTGTCCAGTCTGAAATGCGAGACGTAACCGCGATAGTCAACGGTAACCTCCACTCCATCTGATAGTGTAACTGTATGATTTTTCTTATGGCCCATATTTGGACCATCTTTATTAATTCCATACAAATCACTCAGCATATCCCAAATATCACGAATGACGTGCTTATGTTCCTTTTTTGTGAGTTTAGCTATCTCGCGACTGGACATGGTGACATACGATCTTTGGTCTGCTATCTTTAATGCAGTCATATACGTTCCTATACGTTGTCAGACTTCAGTAGACCGCCAGCGCCAACTGGCGGTTTTTCTTTTTGCGCTATCCTGTGCGCCCATCAGTGAATCCATTCCCCTTCCCCGCGAAGTCTTGCCAGCATCGGCTGGGCACGACTGACGACGAAATTCTCGTTATCCAGATTCTGAGCCTCTCGGAGTAAAATCTTTTTGGTTTCCCGCGTCATGTACCCAGTTTCACATGCAATGTCGCGAATTTTTCCGGTCAGGTCAGAACCAAGTTCACGCATGGCAGGGTAAAGCTTCTTGCTGACTTGCTGGCTTTTCTCCATCCATACCTGCAAGTAACAGAGCATTACCAACTCTTCATCACTGAACTGTTTCGCTATCGGTGAGTGCGCCGCCTCCCGATCCAGAATATCCAGAACCCAGCGGCGAAACTCTTTGGCTTTGTCTGTAGTGGCAAACATCGCGATCAGGTGGCAACCACGAAGAGAGAACACACGGACCGACTTTTCACGTAAGTTATTGTTTATTCCGTTGGTCATCATTTTGATGACCATTGACATGCTGCTCGTGAACTCGTCGGAATTACGTGAGTAAATGGTCGAAACGCTTTTGCTTGAAGCATATCCCAGTGCCTTAGCGACATCTGCAGATGTCAGCCAAATACCATCCGCAACAGGCGCTGGTACCAATGTGACATTGTGGAAACTTAGCTCTTTGTTCTGTACACTGCTCATGTCGATATTTCCTTCGCGGTTATTTTCGATAGAAGCCCCAAAGGTTGCCGCCAATGGGGCTTCGCTGTTTTTACTGACCATTCATGCGCTCCTCACGCAGGCTTTTTGCCAAACGCTGCACAATTGCAGAGTTAATCGAAATCCCATCCATTTCAGCTAAGCGCCGGATATCCTCCTTCATTCGCTCTGGCAGGCGAAGCTGGAAACTGTCGTTCTTGCGGCCGGTATAGAGTACGTCTTGCATCTACTATCTCCTTCTGTGGTGTCAACTTGGTTCTAAAACCAATTTAGCACCATTTAAAACAATGTCAAGTTGGTGCTATTGTTTGTCGTCGAAATTGAAACTTTGAGGACTTATGAGCAAATTCCCTAGCCAAGAAATGGACAGGTTTAATGTAAGGTTGCCTGTTGGCATGCGCGATGCCATAGCCGATCGCGCTAAGCGGAACGGCAGGTCTATGAACTCTGAGATTGTCCAGATCCTTCAGGATGCGCTGGAGACAGAAAAGCTGATAGCTGAAACCGACATTGTCGATTTTGACTCAACCCAGGCGGCTCTGGATTCAAAATCCACGCCAGAGGAAAAAGCTGCGTTTCTCTCTGAGCTTGAGAAAAGAGATCCCTTTACCGCTGCAATTCTTCGCGAGGGAGAGGAACATAACAGAAGGCTTGCTGCAATCCTTGGGAAGCGCATGGGTTATCTTGACAACGATAAATAGCAAAACCTCTGGAGAACATGATGGAATGGATTATTGGTGTAATCGTAATAGTATTTCTCGTTAACCTTTTCAAACCAAGGCGTTGCGATGTATGCGGCATAGGGTTTAAGCGGAACTACTACACCTGGAAGATCGAAGGCAAAAATCAACACCTTTGTCCGAACTGCAATAGCAAAATGAAAAAAAGAAAAAGCGACATCAGCTTTAAAGACAGATTCGGCTAAGAAGAAGCCCACACAATGGTGGGCTTTCATTATTTAATGCCAGCAACCTTACCTTCTAGCCTTTTGCACGCCTGATCATCAAGCATGCTTTGATACGGGCCAATGTTATTGCAAGCATCAACAAGAGTTTTGACCGCATATCTAGCATAACTACCACCATCCTCCCGCATCAGCCTGCCACTCCTGGCAGAGAGGTCATTTGCTCCCTCATCATATGCTTCTGACAAAGCAAGTTGAGAGGCTTTCTCTTTTATAGCTAATCTAATCTCAATATCATTGTTTAGATCTTTATTTTTATTGAAAAAATCATCAAGCGTCTCTGCATATGAAAGAGTGGTGGTTATTAGCAGAATTGAGAATAGCAAGGAATGTTTAATCATCATCACGGCTCCAGAGGATCGGTTCGGCTTCCTCCTGATACTACTCCACCATGAGTATGACCATCAACGATGGAACCGTCGACAAGCTCAAGCTGTCCGTTCGGATGGACTTTCAGGCCGTTTATGTTAACCACTCCAGGGCTCTGTATGTTTATGCCGCTGCCTGTAAACTCAGCAAACTCCGTGGGTTCATCGTTCAAACTGGCTATAGCCGTGATGTAAACAGCATCCGAGTAAGAGTGGCGCCGCTGAGTTGGTGGAGGGCCTCCGCCTTTAGTTTTTTTCACATTTGTGATGTCTTTATCACAGGCAATCACCAAGCCAATATCACCTACTCTGGGCGTCATTTTTACCGAACTATTTCCAGCCTGGTACTGAATGAATGGAACATTGTAAACATCCTGGTTTTCAATTGATCCGCCAGAAGCGTTTGTTCCAGTAACCAGAGGAAAAACGGTAAGGGTCTTCCCATTCACTTTTTTGACTAAAACGATATCGGCAAATACGCAGCCCTTTATGGCTCCGGCTATAAGCGAAAGAACAGCGTTCCCCTGGCACGACATGTCACTAGGCTTTTGCTTGGTAAGCATTTCATACTCCAAATACAAATCCCGGATAAGCTACAACGAACGTTTCCCACAGACCACCGGGGACCCTGCATGACAAGTAATGAGTGGTTCCATACTGGACTATCCAATCCCCGCTTGCATGAGGGAGAGAGGTTTCCAGTTTTATTTTTCGAGCCAGCTTTATTGATGGTGAATAAATGCAGCGAAAATTTATACCAATATCATAAAAAATAGGGTAGCCAATTAATCCATTCTCTGGAGATATAAATGGAACTACAGAGTCAATAGGGCTTTTCCCTGTGTAGATTGTAACCGTCCCAAAGTCTATATCTGCGATGATATTATGGTCGGCCGCAATTTTCTGAATTTGCTCAATAGCATTTCCCTCATAATAGGGGTTGCTATGCACCGATTTAACATCAACGTTTACGAACTTCAAATCCACCTTAGAGGCCAGTGCTTTTATCATATCAGAGACAGAAGCTTCACCTTCAATTGAAGTTGGCTCGCATACGACAAGCTTTTCCTTTCCAATAGCTGAGGCCGTTATTTCAATCGGAGCATCAGGCATCTGATTCAGATTTACCCTGGCAGATATTATCGTGCCCATAAACACGCAAACATCTCCAGTAAAAACCCGTATGGCGTTTTGCTGCTCACCGAAGAATTTCTCGGAGTTGGTGGTCAATTTAGCCATGTTATCAAGGGATAAGCCCCATAGGCTAAGCTCCATCATCGTCCCGGTAGCCCCCCCATAAGCCGAAACAGAAAGCTCGCACTTGAAATTTTCGGCTATGAGCGTGTTACCTTTTTTACCGTCAAAGGTGCCATTGGCCAGAGTAAACTCAACCGTTATCTCTCTTTCCTTGTAACTCATCGGCCCACCTCATCACTCGTCGCATAGTAAAGTTTGAAGCGTGTTCCTATTTCGTCATAAACCGGATTCGAATCCCCTTTTGTGTCTACAAAAATGAGATCGCCATTAAATCCAAGATACTTATATCTGACAAGGTATATACAGTTAAGGCAGAGAACACCCTGCATAATTGCAGTGTCATCAACGTACAGGTCTATGTAGAATCCAGTTGAGCGCTGATGAAGCTTTATCGCGCAGTTCTGGCCACCAAGCGTGACATAGACCTTTTGAGATAGTGACGGTGATAAGCTAATTTCCTGCATGTCACATCACCTTATTTTTAAGAAAATCAGCCACCGTGCTTTTGATCTGTTTTGCGACCGCTGTTGATGAGTTATCCCATACTTGAGATACCGATTTGGCCGCAGAATTGACACCTGAAACTATGGCACTCCCGGTAAGATCAAGGGCGCTTGATAGCGATGTATTCCCGCTTGTCCACGCGTTTTTTGCGTCAGTAAGCGTTACTTCTTTAGTTGAAGCAGTGATTACCTCTGTTTTTGCAGCGCCCTTATTGTTTGTTTTGTCGTTATCTGTCGGAACCTTACCGGAAACCCCGTTAGCGATAATTACTTCACCGCTATCCATTATCTCTTCGAAGGTGCAGTTCGCCATCAACAACGTCTGCCCGCGATACGAACCCACAAAGTAATCGAAGTGGGTAAGATCGTAGCTGTAATACACCGTGTCAGGCGTCTCGATGTTGTAGGTGCTGGCCGTGTTTTTCATCTCATCCAGCTTCTGAATGAAATTACTTCGGCTAAGAAGAGATAAGTTTGTCACGTTTGGAAGCGCACCTGTATATGCAGTCCATCCCTCAAGTGCCAGGATCACCCTTAATTCCGATGGCTGCCGGACCTTGTTGTACGAAGTATACTGACCATTTTCAACCGGCCCCTTCGTCACGTTAGCATCACCGTAGCGATCAACGCTAACCCAGCCGGAAGGAGCGAAAACCTCCTGCCCGGCTGCAGCCGTCAAAAGCGACTTGTCAACGGTGTTATAGGTGATCCGGTAGGTTGGCGACAGGGCGCTGTTAAGGACGGATAACAGGCTTCCTCCCTGAATGGCGGATAGCACTGTCGAGACATTCAGAGAAAACGACATGAGTTATTGTCCTGAGTAGCCAGCCATTAGCATGACGCGGTTGTCGCCGTGCTTTTTGATGTCGCTGGTAAGCTGTTCCACGTTCTGGGCCTGAGTGGTGATTTTGGTGCCATAAAAGTTATAAACACCGCCAGCCTGACCCGGCATCGCGCGGTCTACGGCCATCCCGGCGCCGGGGCGCATTCCGGCCATGACTTTGGGGACGTAATTGCGAGTTTCCGACGGCAGGTTATCCATGCCTTTCTTCTGGACGTTTCCGAGCCCCCAGTTATAGGAGGCAAGAGTTTTTTCCAGATCGCCACCAGTAGCATCCAGCAGATAGCGCAGGTATCTTGCAGCGGCATCAGCTGACTTATGGGGGTCATAAACGTCCATCCCCTTCAAACCCAAGTCTCTGGCAGTTCCATCCATAAACTGGAATGGGCCTTTCGCCCCTTTGGGGGATACTGCGAACGGGTCCCCACCTGATTCAGTAGCAGCTACCGAAGACAGCAGTCCGGCCGGAAGTTCATATTTACCTTCCAGCGCCCCGAATTCGCCAGCCATTGCCTGAAGAAATGCCTTTCCTTTGGTGCCAAGGCGAGCGGCCTGCGCGTTAAGCGGGACATTTGGCTGGTAGCCGCCAACAATATTTGGCTGCATGGATGCTGCCCCAGCCGGAGAAATTAATGCATTCACAGCCTGTGAAAGAAGATTTTTAGTTGATTCCCAGAATGAGCGCTCATCCTGATCTTTCTTTCTTTGCTCCGGTGATAGAGCTTGTATATTTTGCTGATTGTTATACCAACCACCTGCAGACCAGCGCTGTTTTATTGATTCCCAAAGAGAATCAGTATGGTCTGCTTTGGTTGCGGCATTGGATATGTTCTGATAAGCCCCTACACCCACAGCACTGGCAGCGACAAACCACGCAGGTGGTGTGAGGGCGAACAATCCAGTAAAAGCCTTTGTGATTCCCATCACCCATGTCGCAACCTTTAAGCCGATGAGTAGCTTGATCGCGTTTTCCCAACCACCAACAGATCTCGCAGCGTTATCTGCCACCTTAGCTCCGCTCTCAATGGCGCCAAAGAAGGACTCGACCTTTTGTCTCATCTCATCTGGATGAGATTTCATCCAGTTTGATAACTGAAGAAGAACGCCATTAAACTCACGCACATACGGAATAAGGAACGTGTAAAACTGGTTTTTAGTGGTTTCGAGGTTCTGGTTGAGCACCACCCATGCTTCTGTAAACTCTTTCGCCCCCTTAACAGAGGCGTCAGTTATTCCAGAGCTTTTTGTTAAGCGGTCAACATCCGGAAGAAATCTACCCTCCTGGTTTCGCTGAATGGTCGCATCATCGAACCCACCCATAGCACCAATCTGGCGCCGAATGTTTGGGTCTTTGACTTTCCTGAGTGACTCCAGATAAGACCTTGCGAGTGACTTGGCATCCTTTGAATAGACGTCAAAAGTATCGCCAGTTAACGCCGTAAGCATTCGCATGCCGCTAAAGATCGGGCTGCTGGTATCCCCAAATAGAGAGCCTTGCTTTGCAGCCTGAAAACCCTGCAAGGCGGCCGTTATCCTCTCAAAAGAGCTTCCGGCTGATTCTGCAGCCTTTCCGAAACCATCTAGTTCCCTGGCTGTCATGCCAAGAGCCTTTGACTGAATGGAAAGGTCCATCAGGCTAGACGTGGTATTTTTAACAAGGCTCATCAGGCCGCCGGCAGTGACGGTAACGCCAGTCAGTGCCAGCAGCTCCGTCTTTATGCTGCTGAAGAACGAAGCGGCTTTCTTGCCCTGCTCCGCCATTTCCTTAGCGGTATTTTTGGCATCTTCGCGCTGCTTTTTCAGGTCGTCACTGACTTCCTGCTGGCCTTTGCGGAACTGAGAAGTATCAAGGCCCAGCGTAACCAGGAGGGCATCAATTACCGTTGCTGCCATGATCACTCTCCGCTGCTATGGCTCTGTTGGTATTATCCACGGTCATTATTTCAATCAGCCACCACATATCCTGGACGCTGTATACGGTGTCCAGTTCGTGGAGTGTCGCCATTTTCCCGGAGATCACCGCGGCGATGGTGCGCGGTACATTCGCATACTGTATGAAGCCGCGATCTGAATCTTCCGGGACGGATAATGGGATTTCTAACTTGCGGTGGCTGCTACAAAAGCGATATGGAGTTTGAAGGCTTCGATTTTCAGGCGTGACCAGGTGCTAATTTCTTCGATCTGCCCTTCGTCAACAAGCGCTGTTTCGATACCGTTACCGCCGAGGAATTTCACGCAGCCAAGCAACTCATCAAGCAGAGGCTTTGACTGTGCGAACGGAACTTTAGCCAGTGAAGTGATACCCCACTGAGCGAGACCTGCCATGCCGCTGGACATCACGCTTTCGTACAGCTCGCGAGCTTCTGCGTTATCCTCGGCTGGGGCCGGCGCCACCGCAGCACGGATGGCCATCATCATATTGTCGGGAACGGTAACGCCGGCGCCAATCACGGCGCACGCCAGGCGGATCGCCCACTCTTCGGCCTTTCTTGCCGGCATTTCGGTGATTTTGAACTGCTTACCCTTGTCACGGTTATCTGCTTCAACCGTGAATACGATGCTTTTACGAGCCATTTTTGTTTCCTGAATGAGTGATCTGGCAATAAAAAAGCCCACCGTAGTGGGCCGTTTGCATTCATGCGATACCGGGCAAATACATCTGCACCTCATCAGCTACACGCTCGCGTGCTGCGTGGAGCAATTTCTTGCGGCCACCTACTCCCCACCTGGCCATCTGGCTTGCGCATTGACTAATCGCTTTGGTTTCAGTGTTGATGATATGGTCGATTTTATTCAGCCTGGACATGGCGCCGATCCCCAAACGTACAACGGTTCGAAATACCTCATACACTTCAATTTCGAACTCCGGCTTAATCCAGGCGGCGTAGCGAATGGCAAGTAGCTCGACGCCCCACGCTCCTGATTCAGAGCCGCCTTTTATCACCTTAAGCGGTTGATTTTGTTCCGAAGCACTTTTTAGTGCTTTGGATTGAAGCGCCTTGATGAAGCGTTTTATTTGGGCGCTTCTGAGGAATACACTTGGGCGCTGTGACTCTGTAGCCTCCCCATTCGCCACGGCGGCCGCATGGAGATCATTAAGGCTATAGCGTCCCTCATTGTCGACACGAACAGAGACGCCGTTTACTGATACGGTTGGATACTTCATCGTGTTTACCTTTCTGTGGTGTGAGCCTGCTCGCGTAGACGTGGGCGGCCAAGAGCGGAACGATGAAATCCACCGCCCTGTCTCAGACTCACACTACGGAAAGCTCTTGTGGGAAGACGCACGCGAGTGCGCGATTTGTTGCGGGTATAAAAAAGCCCGGACCTAGCCGGGCTGATTTTTTTACGCTGAGTAGTCTGCCGGAGTGACAGTTTCCCACTGGATAAGCCCAGTTACCGGCTGAAGCACACGGCCGGCAGACGGCATACGGCGCGCGCGCTGCAGGATGCCGTTGGTCATGATGTACTTTTTGCCCAGCGATGGCAGGATCACCGTCCCATTGACACGCAGCACAGACCGCGTGGTCATCTGAGTGGTTTGCCAGTTGTCGATGTACTTAATCGACGGGGATGATGCCGCCAGATGGAATGTCCACGGCAGATCACCATAAATAAAACCACCCAGCAGTTTACCGTCAGCAGTACGCTGGTACTCTGCCGTGTCGGTATCACCCATTTCGAAGATGTTTTGCGCTTCGAACTGCTCCAGGTTAAACCCGGATGGGTAGAGTTCAGCGATTACCAGCTCAATGATGGCGTCTGCCGACGTAATATTTTGACCGGCCATTACTGCACCTCCACGCTGTTAACGGTGATACCCTGGATGATCCCGCCGTCGGTGTACCAGAAGTAAACCGTTGGCTTGGTACGCGCGGCGCGCATTGCCGGGGTGAACGGGCCGATATAGACGTAATACCCTTCAGCCAGAAGCGAATCCGTAACATCGACGCCAGCGATGGCGTTAATCTGGTCGATCTGCGACTGGTCAAGATCGGTTCCCGCCGTCATGCCACCCCATGCCCTGAATTGCTCAATGGTCGGCTTCATGCACGACTCAATACGAGCTTTCCCGGCTGCTGCGTAAGGCAGATTGCTCGCCTGCTGGAACAGCGCAACGAGAGCCGCCTGAAGCTGAGCATTTACCCATACCTGACCAGCCCAGGCGTCAAGCCACGCATAATCACCGGTAATAGAGCCAGGCGCCCACTGGTTGGTTTCGACCGCATTCGAGGCATAGTTGCCGTAGAAGTTATAGCCGTTGGCCTTAGCCGCCTCGTAATCAGTATCGTTGCTGATCATCGGCAGCAGGCCGGACACCTGACGACCATTCAGAGAACAGCGCCCATTGGCCTGCGTGAAGTTCAGCGCAGCCACAAACCCCATAGCGTTTGCTGCGTGGTTCGGATAACCATACACCGGGCAGATGTCGTTATAGGCGTAGGTGTTGATGATGTCGTACACCAGTGCATTCGAGCTGCCCGCCACGATTGCCGTTCCTGATGCGTCCCATGGGACATAGGCAAAGCGGTGGTTCTGGCTGTTTGTCCAGAGCGCAAACGCATTAGCCTGGTCTTTGGTGACAGCGAACGTCGTGGAGAATGTTACCCAGTCCTGCTCTTTGGCCAGAATGGCAGTAAAGATATCGTCAACCACTGCCGGCGCCGCACCCTGAGAGATCACCGCGCCGGTCGCTTCGGTCAGTTTCAGACCCGTAGCAAGCGTACCTTCATCGGCAAAGGTAATGGTGCTATCCACGCCTGTGGTGGCAGAGGTGATGATGAATTTCTTCAGCACGCTATCCCAGGTCACTACAACCGAGGAGCCAATGCCTGTTTCAATCAGCTCTGCCGCGTTATCAAAACTGGTCGCGCCGCTGAGGTTGATAGCCGCAGAAGTCTCCTCCGTGCCGTCAACGGTCAGAGTCAGCGTACCCGAAAGCAACTTGAGCTGTGCCAGCGTGGTCGCGGCGTGCGATCCGGAACGAAGGAATGCCGCCACTGCTGCGGTATTGAATCGGCTAAAATACAGCTTGCCAGGCATCTGTGTTTTACCGGTGAATGCGGCGAAATACAGCACCGCGGCGGTGTACTCAATCGACGCGCTGCCGAAGTACGCCTTTACCTCATCCGCACTGGAAAATGAGGGTACTGCACCAACCGGCGCGTATGCGCTGTCGGTCAGGAACAGGCCATTGAGATCAATAGCTGTCCCTGTCGCCTTCAGTACGCCGGGAAGCATCTGGGCGATTTTTGATAGCGAAATTGCCATTTATTATTTCTCCGGAGGAAATCTCACGTCGACCGGCTGCGATATCACATCTGCGCCTGTCATAAACTGCTGAGGAACGCTGACGACAATCAGCGGGTTTGCGTGGAATTCAAGCGTCCAGCGGGATTCCCACTGTTTCTCGCCGTTGATCATCGAGGTTTGCCGCGGGGGGCCGGAATAAAGCGGTACCAGGACATTTGCGTTTTCCCTGAACCAGGTGCATGCGAATTCGGAGCGGGCAATGCGCGAAAAGATGGTGGCATTGTTTTGCGCCTGATCTCCGTAGAAATCGAGCTGACATTGCCATTCATCAACGCGGCAAAGTTCTGCCCGCCCGTAATCGCTAACGCCGTCATACTCGTAATTAACAGCACTGGTTGAGAGGTCCGTCAGAAAAAGCGGCGTCATAGTAATGAAACCGCCTTTCGGCATGGGGGTCTGATTTTGCTGAGTCTGCGTGATCTCTGAATCCGGGAAGAGGACAGAAAGGAAATCGCCAGTCGCCTTAAACAGATCGCTTTCAGTGACCTGCAGGCCTACGTCAATTGTTGACATGCGATAACCCTCGTCCAGTCCGGCCAGATTTCAGGCACATCCACGACCAGCCACGTTTCATTGCCGATAACGAACTTATCGCCGCCCTGCTGCCGATCCCTGTTAATCCCGCACCAGTTGCCATCCGTCCAGATACTGACCAGCACACCCTGGATATTCATGTTATCCATGTGCCTGATATCAGCCTGACTCAGCGCCTGCTTTTGCACCATCATCGTTACCGGCGGCGCGAAGCCAGGAGAAGTCGAGTAATCCGGGTTTTTGATTGGTCCGATCGAGCGGTAAATCTGCGCCTCGACGCGAGGATTAACCGCGCTAATGGCGCTTCGCACTATGGAATGAAGATTCACTCTTTCACCTCGTAGTCGACCGAGTTCAGCATGTGGGCCGAGTCGATTAACGGGTCATTAAACCCTTTTTTGTCGACCGTGCTTTTTGCGTTCGGCGGCTCAGAAAAAGCGATGATTGACGACTGAATCTGCCCCTTGATCCGCTCCCCCATCAGCGCCAGGCTTTTGCGGGCGTCAAAATCGTTTGCCTTCATGAGCTTCCCGAGCTCTACGCCCCACTCCGGACCATGTTCAGAAATGGTCTTCCTGAAGTACGGTCGGGATGGGATCGTAACGATATGCTCGGGTATCAGTACTGACTGCGCGAAATTGGCCTTTGATGGCTTAGCGAAGCGAGAAACGCCGTCACGGCGAACGTAAAAGTTCAAATCCCTGGTATGCGCCGGGATTTTTACAGTGCCGCCAAATTCGTTGGTGGCTGCCACAAGTGCTACCGGCGTCCCGTCGGGGTATTTGGACCCTTCAAGGAAACCAACCTTCAAATCATCGCCAGCGGACAGCCCCTTTGCGATCGACTGCAGGTGCTCCATCAGCTTATCTCCGCCTGACATTCCATCCATAGCTACCTCCGGATGAAAGAGCGGCGGTTATAATGGCCAGGGTACATCGAAGGAGAGGACCCAGGGACATATCGCACAGTGCGATAAGGGGCCGTAGCTTGCCAGTAAGCTGCACCGTATGGCGTCTGTAGATACCACCACGATGACGCGCTGGAAGGCCCCGCATCAGTCGAAACCGATACAGAACCCTCCGATGCGCTTGCCACCCGACCTACCAGACCAGAAGCCTTCTCGCCGTTTACGCCTGAATTCAAAGCCGCGATGTGAGCAACCAGCATATTCAAGAAGACGGCGCGGACAGCAACATCCGCAACCAGGCTGCGGTCCGTGTTATCAAGGTAAATCGTTGCCTCCGTGAAGTACGCATTAAGCAGCGTTTCACTTACGGCATCGAACTCCGGATAACGCTCACGAAATGCGGCAACATCAAAGACAACGATCGCCATTATTTTTTGTCCGCCTTCTCAATGCCCGGAGCCGGGTTGTTCTGATCCAGACCTTCCAGACCAGTTTTCTCCGAAGAGTTTTCATTCGCTTTCGCCTGGGCGCTGCTGGTTTTCGCCTGGGCAAACACCAGCTCTTTGCGAACGTAGGGCTGATCAGCATGTACTGCCAGCCACGCCTCAAAGGCTTCCTTGTCCACGTTTTCGGTCAGGCCGTAGCCGCCGACAACGAGAGAGGAGTTGGAGCCGTTAAGCTCCACTTTGTACGCGCCCTGCTCCAGGATCAGGCCGTTCGGCAGTTTGCATCCTACAGTTACTGTTTCGGCCATGTTACACCCCGATCATGCTGGCAATGCCCAGCGGTTGACGAATGATTGCACCCCAGGTGCCACCGGATTTTTTCTGCCGCCAGGAAGACTCTTCCACCACGACAGCGTGGGCGCGCATCTTCTCGGTGAACGCTGCGTAAGCGGTGTCCTGCTCACCCAGACGCTCAACAATCAGCTGCACAAGCTCGCCTGCGTCGGTGCTGTATTCAACAGCGGTTTCGATACGCATGTTCGGGAAGTTTTTCTTCAGCTGATCGGTGACGTTCACGTTGTACTGGTTCGTCTTGGTCAGGTTGACTTCCATTTCCGGAGACATACCGAGCACCATGCGATCGGTACGCTCTACAAGGCCTTTGGTCTGAGAGACCAGCTGCTTATAGAGACGACCGGAAATGTCGTCATATACGGCTTGCCCGTCTTTCGTTGCCCAGGTAACGCCACCGCCGGAACCAGTCGCCGCCGGCGTCACCGGAGCGCTCAAAGACGGATCGTTGAGCAGGCCGTAGTTTTCCAGCCCGGCGATGCCGTAGAAGTAGGACTTGTTCTGGAATTTGTTCAGCACAAGCGCAGAGGCCACGTTAAGCTCGGCGGCATAGCCGATACGCCCGGCGCCGTACATGTCCAGCTCGCGCTCACCCCAGCGGGTGTGAGTCTGATAATGGAACGACTGGCGCGGTACCCAGTTGACGTTGGCGGACGTCATGCCGTTGTTGTTGAAGTCGCCGTAAGCGCTGGTTTCACCAGTCGACTCGACGATCGGGAACTGCGAGGTCAGCGTCGTCCAGTCGCCTTTTTTCACTTCACCGATAATCTCTGCAGCCTTCATCGGCGTTACGAGAACGCGGATAAGTTCCGGATCGACGTAGTTAGTGAAGTAGGCCGGGATACCGGCGTTATTCGCAGTGACCATTTGCGGCTGGGCATCCATCGCCAGCGCGAAATTCTCCGCAAACTCCGGCTTCAGGTAGTCCTTCGCGCCGGGCAGCACAATGCCATATTTCCCGCTGGCTGCGGCGTAGTGTCGCTGAAATTCGTTCATTACTTGCTCCAGGTGCTGATTTTGACCAGCTCGCCAGCGTCACAATCGCTTGCGGCATAGAATGCAGTCTCGATAAAACCGGCCACGGTTGCGCCGGCCGCTGCGATTTGCACTTCACCGGTGGTCAGAGATGCAAAAACCTTCTGCCCGCGGGTGGCAGCGGTTGACGTTTTGGCCCAGAAGTCACCGGCTACCATCAGGGTGATTTCGCGGCCGGGCTGGATAAGCATGGATGCCTGGCCCAGCCAGATGGTGATCGACGCCTGACCGTCACGATGGACAAAGCCAGACGGAACACCGCTACCGGCATTGGAAGCCACACCGTCAACATCCCAGGCAAAGCGGCCGACAATCAGGCCGTCCTCGCCAGCAACCAGAGCGCCCTCGCCGGCCTGATAGGTCGCGTGAGGGTTAGTGCCAGCAAAGGCCCCTTCGACGCCGGGGGCCGGATACTGGTTAATTCGTGTCTGAAAACCTGCCATGTTAACCTCGTTTCAGTTTGCCAGCGGTCGGGAATGCTTTTTCGAACTCACTGACGGAAGCGGAATCCTGCGCAATGACAGGGCGTGAATTTTCTTTCTGGCTGATCGCCATTTTGACCATCGCCGGATAAGCGGACGGGTGAACGCCGGCGATATCCACACCGCTCTGTTCAAGAGCGGTGCGATAGACATCTTCGGCTGAGTCCATGGCAACGACGTCGCCGATCAGCGGGCGGACAACCTGCTCTGCTTCACGGATTTTCCGGAAGTTTTCCGCAGCCTTTTTAGTTGCGCTGTCGGCCGCCAGACGAATCGCAGAGTCCATCGCCGTTTTGGAGACTTTGTCGTCTTCTTCATCGTCTTCATCTTCGGCGGTTTTCTTCTTGTCCTTGTCTTCTTCATCGTCTTCATCGTCCGCCGTTTTTTTCTTGTCCTTCTCGTCGTCGTCTTCGTCGTCGGCGGTTTTGTTTTCTTCTTCGTCTTTCTTTTCGGCCTCATCAAGAGCCAGAAGAGCTTTGCGGACTTCTGCCTCCAGATCAGCATCCTGCGCCAGAAGTGGCTTAAGGGTGGCGCGGATCGCCTCTGCCTTATGTTTACGCATGTGGTTAAGCTCCGGTGGTAATGAATCTGCGACCAGTACATCTGGCCCTGCGCGGCCGTCAGGGACCAGCGCTTCGTGGTTTCCGAAAATGTCACGCATAACGCCGTCATAAGGCTCGCCGTCAGGGGTGACGCCCGGGGTCATGTCTGCGACGTACTTGTACGATGCAGATAGCTCTCGCTGCTCTCCGCTCTCAATTCCAGCAATCGCGCTGTTATCCCAGATCGACATACCAACCGTGAGATACGTGCCGTCAAACTCCGCATTGGAGTGCGTCACGCCAACACGAAATTCATTTGGCGGGTCATTGGGAAAATCGGGGATGTGCTTGCTGAGCACGGGGATGTTATTGAAGGTTTTGGCTGCTTTCCGGAGCTCGTCCGGGTGGCGCCAAAGCCGGTAAAGCTTGTTGGGTTCGAGCCCAAGCTCTTCGCTTCTTGGTATCTCGCGTCCGTAGTATCCGTTGACGTTTGCCTTGCTGATATTCGTTCGTGAAATCTGAAGGCGGCCATTTGCGTCGATGGTGCGCACAGAGGCGCGATCGAAAGCTAAGCACTCTGTAGGCTTCATGTTCTATCCCAAATTTATACAATGAGCTGCTTATTTACTTTGCGGGCAAGAACGCATTAGGGATCACTATCCTATGCGTGCATTTGCACCTTGGCTTTTGCCCGGGGAATATCCACTCACCATCGATATAACACCCTTTATCAAGCCGAAATCGCTGTTTTCGTTTTCCTGCAGCTACATGTCCCGGCCTTGGCTCTTTACCCGCTCCGGAGTGTTCCCATTCACCTTCGACGATGCCAAGGGAGCGCTGCCTTGCTATCTGCAATACCGAGGTGGCTTTGTTATTTTGATCAAGCGCTATGAACGCCGCACGGTTCCGAGTAATCCCATATCGCTTCTGGAGTTCATCGGTGAGATAGGACAGGTCGCGCCCACGCGCTACCGACCGCATAACCAGCCCTTCCACCTCGGTGAAATACTTCTCGGGGATGGATCGGATAAGGCCGACATTCTCGGCGATGGTCGCCTGAAGAGCGTTATTCATCTGCGAGGACATCTTGAACTCGACAGTAAACCCCGCATCTTTGAAGGCTGTGGCCAGTGACGCATCCGCGTTTTTCATGGCGTCGTTAGCGAACCTGTCGGCCAGCTTTTGCGCCATGTCATCAAACCGCCGCTTCCAGCGCTTCACCAGCTTATTCATCGCCTTGCGCATAACATCAGCTGGAGATTCATCCATGGCGACAGCCGCGCCGCTGGCCCGATAGTTTGCCGACAGCCAGTAGACAACAGATGCCTGCATTTCCTGCACCTGCTTATCAAGCTGTCGGCGGTACCATGCTTCGACGCCAGCGTTAGGATGAACCGCCCTTATCGTCAGGGTCTGTTTCTTCCTCTTCGTCGTAGTCGTCTTCGATTTCGAGGTCATCATTCAGGTCCAGAGAGTGATAGGGCGAGTCCGGGTCACCGGCAATTTTTTCGCGGACTTCGTTGCCAGAGAGCACGCTGGCGGCCACATAGACAGCGTCCGTGTCCGCATCTACTTTGCGAATTTCCGCCCGCTCTTTAGCGCTCATTTCGTACAGCGGCTCAAAGTCGAAGGTTATGCCATCGTCAATGTCCCCGAACTCAGAGAGCTGAATGATGTCCATCACGCGCTTCAGGTTGTCTTTAAAAACAGACTGCTGTAGGGCGTGAATGTAGTCGTAGAAAACGCGGATTTCGCCGTCAGACGTTGCGTTAAGGCCATTTGGAGTAATGCCCAGCAGTTTGACGAGCGGGATGCTCGAAACCGCAGACATGTGCTCCTGCGACTGTGCCTGCAGGGCATCCAGGCCGTTAAGCGGGGCGTTAACGAACTCAACCGTTTCTGGCTGGTTAGGGTTGTTGTCTTTTGCGAATGCGCCACGGTTATCACGGCATCGGTTGAAGACATCAAGCCTTGCAAGAAGGTCATCTGCCGCCCCACCCTGCAGAATCGTGCTCATATTTGTTCCGATTACCGGAACTGAGAACGAGTGAATCATGTCGCTGACACTGTCGCGGGTGCGAAGCCAGTTATTGACGTATGGCTCGGCGATCTGCGAGAGAGACAGGCCGCGAAAGTTATACGATGCCTTCAGCAGGTCAGGCACCTGCCGCGAGACGAAATCAATCATCCGGCTTGCATGTACGGTCCGTCCCATGACAAACCACTGCGTCGGCTTGTAGAAATCCGGGCTCAGCGGGTTGTCGGAGTTATAAATCCCCGGATAGGTCCAGATAGGCTCTATTACCCTGAACCCCTGCAGGCTGCCTTTCGTGATCTTCTTATCGCTCATGAAGAGCTTCGATTGCAGCTCGTTGTCGTCCATCCATGCGGAGATTCCCCGCGGCGAACGAACGTCGATGTAAATTTGGCCACCGCCAAAGTAGCCGTCGTGTTCTGCGGCTTCTTTAAAGCGCTCGCGCACCTTAAACCGCTTCATGGCCTCTTCGAGTTGCTTTACCCGATCCGCCTTGTCTTCATTGCCGACAGTTTTGAGCTTTATCCATTTGCGGGTCATTTCCTCCGCGATGGTGCCTACCATCTTGCGATATTCAGGCTTCTGCGCCAGCGTGGACAGATACGGGTAGCCGGGAAAGCTATCAAAGTCGCCGTAGCCGTAACCGCCATACGCAGCATTGAGATCGTCGTAAGGCGTGGAGTCCATTGCCAGAATGGCGCTTTTGATAGCCTCGGGGATCACCCCTTTCGGCGGCTCGTAGCGCTGAAACTCTCTTTTCGGTAATGCGCGGACTTCGGCCACGGCCTCGGGCCTGATCCCGACCTTCGGTGCTTCAGGTTCTTTTGCCGGCTCAGGCGCGGCGACTTCTTTCTTTTTAAACCACCACACTTAAATTCTCCTGAGTTGATTCGGGTCGATAACCATCGGCTGCGGGCCGGAAATCAGGTTGTCGTCGATTGCGTCCATCCAGGTATCGAGGATGTCGTCGTTGTCGTGACTGTCATCAGCGGAGAAAGCAGCGCATTCCGTCATCGCCGTCAGAACCCACTCCGTTGAGCCTGCGATCGTGCCGTCCTCGTAGAAGATGCTGGAAAGCTTCTGTCCGTCGTCGGTATGCGTCGCGGGGACAAACACTTTCCCGGTTTTGATTTGGGGGATGACGTTAAGGCAGCGAACGAGCTTGTTCTGCCCGGTGCCGCGCGGGATTTCCCTCACCGGGATGGCGAGTTGTCCGGGGGTCTGGCTACGTTTTTTCAGAGTGGTGATGAGGCCCTGTCCGGCTTGCTTCTCTTCAATGGCCATATGACGCAGCGGCATCACCCGCATGGAGCCAGACATTCGCCATTTTTCCCAAACCTCTTCAGCTTTCTTCAGAAGGTCTTCCGGGTCCCACCGACCACGAACGACGTCGATGATGTAAAGATTCCCGTCCACGCCCATACCAGCTAGCGTAAACACGGTGTAATCCAGCCAGTCCTCTACCTTTCCGCTGTTCGTATCGACGTACACGGCGCGGTGCGTAAGCTTCGGCAGAGTGGTATACGTTCTAAACCAGCTGGTGTCGATGATCCCGCCAGTCAGCGCCATCGGGTTTTGCTGGTATTGCGACAGGAAGGTGTAGCGGTCCTTTTCCCACAGCTGCAGGAGGTCGTTAACGTCTTCCATCTGCGGCCAGTATGACCAGTAGCGAACGCCACCAACGACCACAGAATCGGTATCTTTGACCGTTTCCCAGCAAAGCGAACGCCATGGCTCATCGAGCGACTGGATGTACTTCTCGTCGATCATGGCCGGTATGGCGACATGGTGAAACGGCACGCCCATTCCGCCGGCAAGCATGAAGCCCGTTGCGTCGTCGGTGTGCAGGCGCTGCTGGATGCTTACAAATGGCGTCGGGTGTTCTTTCGACTTATCGCCGCGGCGCGAGCGAATGGTGTTTACCAGCAACGTATTCGCGCTTTTGCGCCGGGACTCGCTGAGCATGTCAACCGGCTTGTTGTAGTCGTCCAGCATCACCATGCCGGAAAACTCTGGTCCGTAGTAGCCACCACGACCACCGGTGATCTGCCCGTTGCTTGAGCGCGATACCGTCTGGCCTATAGAGCGTCCTCGCTCGTCCTTTATCTCCCACTCTTCTGCCTGGTTGACACCAAACGAGCAGGGCCAGAACTCCTGATATTCGCGGCTAGCGATAATGTCGCGGGTGCGCCGGCTGTTACGCTTTACCAGCGTGTCAGCAAAAGAGATATTCAGGTTGCGAAAGCGTTTAAGCCTCTTCTCCTGCACCAGGGCGTTGACATAAGCCGGGAAGTGGATGGAGAAGAACTCAGTTTTCGTACCGCCGGGAGGGATGTTGATAATCAGATTTCGCGGGACAAGGCGCCCGGCAAGCAGATCATCAATTTTCGAAGCCATCAGGCGGTGATGCCAGTTAACCAGCAACCGGTCGCCCTGAATCAGCTCGAACCATATCCGGGTGAAGTTCAGGAATGACTTCGTGGACTTTGAACGGATGATCACGCGCTCCGGGAATGACAGGTCATCCCATTCGATAATTCCGCTCATATCAGTCCAGCCCTTCTAACCTTCCCTCCAGCTTTTGCTGGGCCTTCGCATAGTCTTCAGCGGTGTACGTCACCTGATTCAGTGGGCCGCCGTCTTTGCCGGTTAGCTCCACCTTTTGCTTGTTGCTGTAGGCATCGCCAACCTCTTTTGCTGCCTGCTCCAGTAACTGAGCTGTCATACCGAGATTTTTCATACTTTCGGCAGTCGTAGACATTCGCTGCAGGACGCGAAGGCGATAGGCTTTGTTGGCGATCGGGATGTCGGAAATTTCGTTGAGGAAGCGGTCGCGAGTGCGGTTGAAAAGGTCGACCCATTTTTGAGCCAAACCTTTCCCTGCCGCCTTTGTCGGGTCATGCGATGCCACCTGCTGGCGCGTCACCTGAACCTTGAATTCTTTTTGTACGGACTCGACGATTTGGGACGGCGTATCAAAGCAAGCGAGCTCTTGAACGATAAAGGCTCTCACTTCTGGTTTTAGTGCAGCCATAACCCACCATCCGTATAAAGCAGTATAAAATCACGCCAGCTTCAGCATGCATGTCCCGCAAGCTCTGGCAACATCGATATGAGCAACCTCCGCCGGCCTGTTCGCCGCATCCACCATTTCCTGCACATCTTTGCTGGCGCCGTAACGCCGGACCACTCCAACGAATTCCTCGACGTCATGGCCGCGAAGTTTGAGCACCGGCATTCCGGTCTCTTTGTTGAACTTCGGCGCGCCATAGTCATCGGTAGCCTGGGCGATGTGGTAAAGCTCATGCTCAACCAGTGCGCAGAACTCCAGATCGTTGCATTGCTCGCAGTAGTCGGCAGCCAGGGTGATGATGAACTTCGGTATGCGACCGAACCATTCATGCATTTGCTGCTCCATGCGGGATTTCTGCCAGCCACCGGCGCGCATCATTACCTGCTCACACTGACCAAGCACAATGCGGCCGCTTTTGGCGAATGAGCCAGAGGCCCACAAGAACGCGACATCAGCGTCGAGCAAGTGCGTATGGTCAGGGTTATGGATTCGGCCCTCTTCGGAGAGGATGTTCTGGTTTACCCATTCGCCGATTTCGGCAGCAGGGATCAGCCGGGTATACGGCAGCCAGTTTTCGCCAGTGAAGTTGACGGGAGGGTATGGTCTGCGATTGTCATTTTCAGTCATGCAGAACAATCCTCTGGGTGTAGAAGATACTTTCTCTGTAATTTCGACACCGAGGTATCAAAAAAATTATATAAAACTCTGCCAATGGCGCTTTTCAGGCACCATTTGCAGAATTTTATAATTACGCCTGCTTACCAATTACAGGGCTAATCCGGATACACTTCTTAGTGAGCCAGCCCCAGCGCAAAAGCACTGAAAGGATGAGCAGCGGCTTCATGTATGGGCGAAGCGTAATTTCCGCCATTAGGATTCCAGTAGTGCGCATATGACTCACCTCGTTGTGACATTATCGAGCCACCTCTTGAAGTGGCTCTGTAATGCCCTACTGACGTTTTGATTCTGCTTGCCTGATGTCAGCCTTATCACGGTTGCACTGCCCCAGCGCTGATAGCAGACTGACGTTTAAATCCAGGCTCTCGCCCCACGTCAGATTGTCAGGTATTTCTGGCTGCGGGGTGTCAGCCGTCAGGCTGGCCGGTAACGGGACCACCGGCACTTTGACGTAGACCGTTCGCGTATTGCTGCAGCCGCTTAACTGCGCCAGCAGGCACAGGGCGATTAGTGCAATCATCATTCGCAACAGCAACCCGGATATCAGCCGAGGCTCCCGATGCGTCCAGTGCGATCTGCTCTTTTGCATGCTGATTGGCCTCGACGATAGTGTTGAAGATGGTCATGGTGCTCAGAACGTTGGATGTGATGGTCTGGGCTGCGTTTACCTGCTGCTCGGCGCCATCGGCTCGAGCTTTCTGCTCAGCAGCAGCATTGTGGTAATGCATTGCCAGCCACCCAAGGCAAACAACCAGGCAGATCACAATGGCGCTGATAATGGCGGTTAACCGGCTCATTTCTGCCCCCACAAACAAACTTCACGCTCAATTTCGCGGCGAGTTACCAGGCCTTTCCACTGTTTGCCCTTGGCATAGGTCCAGCGGCGCAGCTGATCGCAGGCACCTTTCTGGTCGCCCTGGTTGATTTTGCGCAGCAGCGTGGAGGCCTGGAAGTTACCAGCACCGACGTTATAGGCGAATGAGTAGAGGGCCCCGCGCATTGTTACGGGGATCGGCTTCTGGATGTACGGATCAATCTGGCGGGCGACGGTGTTCAGGTCTTTATTGAGCAGCGCACGGCATTCAGCCTCGGTGTACTTCTTGCCGAGCATGATGTCTTTGCCAGTGTGGCCATAGCAGACAGTCCAGACGCCTACCACATCCTGATAAGGGTTGTATCGCACACCTTCAAGACCATCGTTACCGGTTGGGCCGGTGATGAGCGCAGAGGCAATGGCTATGGCGCCACCACCGCCGGCGATCACGCCAATCAGTTTTTTCCTCATTGATGGCGTCATGCTCACCCCTGTGTATCATTTGCGATCCGCTTCAAGGCCTCGGTTACCACTTCGGCTGAAGCCGGGCGGTCACTTCCTGGCTTGTCGGAGACATCAGCCAGATAACTGGCCAACAGCTGCGTGCGTTTTTTCTCTTCATCCAGTCGCTCTCGCTCTTCTTTACGCTTTGCGTAATACGTCTTGATTGTGAAGAAGGCAGAGATCAGGGCGCCAATGATGAAGACATAATCCTGCAGACTCAGGACGGAAAAGATACCAAGCAAGGCTGACCACCAGTAAGGCAGATTGTGACCATCGGTTGGGTTCATACGTTGCATCTCTCACCTCCGATAATGTTCGGGGTGCTATCTGTAGTCAGTAAAAGGTTCAGGGCCGTCGGGCTGATTTACCAACAAAGCGTCGAGGGTGATTCCCGCGACCCTGAAAATAAAAAACCCGCTCAAGGCGGGAAGAAATACCAAGGGTAAAAGCGACGGCGCGGTAGCCGTAATAGTCCCAAGGTAGAGGGATATGGCGGATAGTGCAGGATTCGAACCTGCGAACCGTTTCCGGTTTATCGGTTAGCAACCGACTGCTTTCGGCCTCTCAGCCAACTATCCAGCGTGTTGTGGTGGCCTGTGACGCTGTTGCAGCAGCGCCCCTGATGGATTGGATTATGAGCCCGTCATCAGGTCAGGCCATTATCTGGCGGGAAAGGAAGGATTCGAACCTTCGACCATTCGGTTAACAGCCGAACGCACAACCGCTGTGCTTCTGACCCTGAAATGAAAAAGCCCAAGGCGTTAACCTCGGGCTTGAATTTTTTTGCTTCGGAACGACTGAACGGATTCCCAGCGTTAGAGATGAATCTAACCAGTTTTTCCGGAGATTGCAATAGCTATTTTCCACAAAATTTTATTTTTATAGAAAATACTCATTATTTTGTCACCCGAGAGAGAATGACATCAGCGTAGGATTCCTGTTTGTGACATTCGGATACCAGCTCCTCGAAGAAAGGTTTCAGTTGCTCATAAGCTGCCGTTTTCTTAATGTCAGCCACAGCCCTTACCCCTTCCATCACCGTCGAAAACTTCATGCGCGCATAGCCTCTTCCGCTGCAGCGATCGCACACCTTCATTACCGGCAGCCCAAGGCGCTCGCTGGTCTCTTTATCCAGTACCTTTCCTTTCCCATTGCAGCGACACGAATTGCTGATAGCACCCTTTCCGTTACAGGCTGAGCATTTAACTTTGACCACTTCGCGCACTTCGCTCCAGCATTCCCAGTGGCTTGGGCGAACCGCTCGGGACATCTTTGCCCAATAAGGTGGCTTGCCCCATGGATATGAGCATTTATTGGTGAACACTTGGGCCTCTGTGAAGCCAGTCCCATCGCAGCAAGTGCATTTTCTAACGCTGGCAGCACTTCGCGTGTAATCCTGGTATGCAAAAGCACACAGAACTTCGAGAACTCTTTTGCGAACGTCCTGGCTGAGTTCTGAAACGATGTTAAAGCGGTTTGATAATCGCTCTGCTGATTCATAAAGTAGCTCCATTGCTCTGTCGGGTGTGCTTACCCCGATCTTTGCCAGATAGAGGTCAAAGCCAAATCCGCACTTGGCATTTACCAGCCCAAGAGCGGCCATGATATCAGTGCCAGTTAGACCATCTGATGCAGTAGCCCGTGGCGAGTCGCTCAGCATTGGTGATTTAGGTGCGAAGTATTTGGCGATAGATTCGAGGTTCATGCTGTCTCTCCCAGGCTCTGATAGATACGGACAAAGTTTCTCAGTATGCGGTAGTCAACTAGTACGGTGCCGCGGTGCCGGCAAAGTCGGAGCTTTTGCCAGCGGTCACGGATGCGCTCTATGGTAAGCTGGCTCATGCTGCCTCCCGTTGTTTTATGAGCGTACGGCGTAGCGCGCTGTAATGGCGCCTGATGCCTTCCAGTTCTTCGATGGTGTATCGGTGAGGGGTGTTGTTGTTTTCGAGGGCCTCGACGCGCTCAGCGCCGATTTTCTCAACCAGGCCGATGCGGTATTGCTGCTGGTTACCTGACATTTGCACGTTGCAGTGATGACACTGCTTGTGAATGTTGTCCTCGTTGTAGCGCAGGTGAGATGCTTTACCGCGGGATCGGTAATGCCCGGCCTCCCACTGAACCGTTTCGAACGTTCCGCAGCTGATGCACGGCAGATCGCGGTCACGCTCGCGGATATAGTCGTTAACGACACGCTGGGTCATGTCTTCCCAGTGCCGGAGAGGTTTCACAGCTGCCTTGCGCTTACGCCAGGCCGCACGCTCTTTCTTCTCTTTCGCCTGGGTCTGCTTTTCGCGCTTCTTCTCCAGTTCCTGCATGGCAAATTCAGCGCCATGCTCAGGGCAGCACCAACGATGGTTTTCGAATGCTGGAGTGAATTTTTCCCGGCAGATTTTGCACCGGCGCTGAGTACGTTTAAGCATGTGGCCTCCTTGCTCTCAGGCGGAGCCACTTCTTATCGACCAGACGGGCGGTGTAGTCCTTCAGGGTCGGGATATCGGAAGGCTTAACTTCTACCTTGCGCTTGCGGCGCGCCGGTACGCGGAAGATGCCGCGCTCCATTACTTTGGCGAGAAGACATTGCATAGCCATCACCCCGCAAAGCTCAGCAACTGACTGGCGGCATTTTCAGCCTCAGCCGGCGAGTGGAATTTGCGACGCAGAATGTAGTTCCAGAGCACATTCAGCACTGATTTGTAGACGCCGTTAAACTGGCTGTCGTCCATGCTGGCGAAGGAGATCGACTTTGCGACACGGCGACGGCTACCGTCAGGCATCTGGTATTCGTCGTAAAAGCCAGCCTGAATGGTTGCCCACTCGCGGAATGATTCGAAGTGTTTCAGCAGCGCCATATCGCGGGAACGGGAGATACCGACCGAGGAGAGATACATCTCCGCGGCGTTCTGGAGCGCAGCGCGCTGATCGAGGTCGGATGAAAGGAAGTCGATAAACCCGGATATGAGGGTGCGCTCAGCGGGCTCAATGAGTCCACCGGAAGGCGTCCAGTAGTGATACCCGAGAGTCAGAAGCTTGAAGAACTTTTTGTGGAATGCGTAATTCCGGGGCTTGCGGAACTCACCGCAAAGCAGTTGCCCTACGGGGATAAGTTGCAGGTATTCGCTGGTTCCCGGCTCTGCGGGAATCAGTACGTTTTGATAACTCTTCTCAAATTGCAGTGTTTGCGCCATGTGTCCCCACTTGGCGCCGGGGTAAAGTTGTCAGTTGTCCAGACTGACGAGGTAATTATCGCCCTTCCCGGGGATAAATGCAAAATGAGCATATACGATAAAAACCCCTCCGGAGAGGGGTTTGATTTCAGCTGGAGGCTTTGCGTTCTGCGGGGGATTTAGGCATCAGTCGTCATCCTCATCCCAATCGTCATCTTCCTCATCCTCGTCATCATCGCAGGATGAGAGCAATGGATTCATTCGCCGCCCTACCTGACTGGCGTAGCCTCGGCGACCGAGGTTGTGCAGCACGCCGTAGATTTCTAACATTTCGGTTCGCTCATCACCAATATCAAGCTCACAGGCCAGCGCGTGGCATTCAGTAGCGAGCGCCGATATCTTCTCAAGCAGTTCGACCTTATTCACGATTCACCTCCTGAGGGGCTGCCGGCAGCGGCATCCAGTGAGTTGCCGGTAACTCTCTACCGGAAATAACTGACGTGAAGAAACGACAATTTGCAGCAGAGCACTCCGTTTCGCCAACGTTAACTACCCCTCCCATTGCGGTAAGCACGATATCGCCAATTTCCGGCATCCGCTCGCTTACCGGAATCCATTTACCCGGCACTACCGGCGCTGGCTGCGCGTGGCGATAGAGCTTAGTGCCTGGTGCAAACGACTGGATAAGGCGGCGATAAGAAAGAGCATCACCTCCATCATCACCAACAATAATCACCGGCTCGCTGTCCATTGCGGCCAGCGCCATGCGGGCCAATGCCGAAGCATCACCGCATTGCACATGGTCAGTCTCGATAATGTTGAGTAGTGTTTCTCGTGAAAATTCGCTCATTTCCGGTCCACCTTAATTTTGCTGAGCGCCTCAAAGTGCCTGCGCATAGTTGCCTGTACTTCGGGATGCTGCCAGTTGGTATGGATTCCGCCGTCTTCGTCGATGGTGAATTTACCGGCGTTTTCTGTGAGAACCCTCTTGAGGCGTTGTTCGGAACTTTCGATTTTGAACATCACTCATCCTCCACCTTGATGCCAGCGGCGGCCAGCGCTACCTTTACGTCTTGGATGTAGTTATAAACGCCATCAGACCAGACATATCTGTCCCCAGATACAATCTGCCGTAAGTCTGGCAGCTTCACGGTGCGGGCCTCCAGCCCGGCGATGCGCTGGCGCAGTGCTGTGTTATCGTCGAACAGCTCACAGATGTGGCGATTCTGCTTGCGAACGCGATTTTCGCTTTCAGTCATTTGCTGCTGCGCCTTCTCCAGAGCCTCTACCAGCTCAACGTTTCGTTTTCCTTTGGCCTCAACCTGTCGATACAGCTCATCCCAACTTTTTGAGTTGTCGCGCACCAGACTTGTCACGCGCTCTTCACGTGACTTGTAATACTCCAGCGCCTCTACCAGCGCGAGGATGTTGGCAGGGTTAGCCAGGGCGATGAATTCTGCGTCGCACTTTTCAGAAGCGCAGGCAATCATCACCTCTTTTCTGCCAAGCATGAAAGGCGTTGCCGTAATTCCGTTGAATTGAGTTGAAGCCCTACGCCATTCGCCAGGAGTCGCTTTCTCTGCTGCTGCTTTCAGGCTCTGCGCCAGTTCGGTGATATCAGTCATGCTGCACGCTCCTGTTTCGGCATCAGCGCATCGCGTACGCTCTGGCGGTAGTAGTGGTGAAAGGCGAAAGTCAGACCGAGTTTTGTGGCGCTCTGGTTCTTTTCGCTCAGCAGGCCAAGGCGCACACAGATAGTTGTTGCCGTCCAGCCCGAGTGATAACCTGCGGCGCGCTTCATAACGGTTTCCGCCATAATGGTGCGAAAGTCGTCTCGCCCGAAATTGGTGCCCTTAAAGGCTTCATTCACGACCTCATCGGTCAGATGTGAATCGTCTACGATGCTCATTTGGCCTCCTGGCGCAGCTGGCACACGGCTACAATGCAGTCACCAACGGTTAGCGCTCCAGACTCTGCAATTTTGGATACTGCCTCATCAACAAATGCTGAGCGCTGAGCGGCTACGATGCGATCGGTGGCGGGGGTTTTGAGCCCATCGCGCAGTTTTACGTATGCGCTCAGCATGGCCAACTCAGGCACGTCGTCAGCTTTCGAATGATAAGTATCAAGCGCTTCCATCATCAGCTTACTGAACGGTGCCGGCGCTGATTTTTTCAGCGCCACATTCTCCGCAGCCAGCTGCACATGTGCTTTAGCCAGCTTCAGGAACTTCTGCTCTCTGATTGACAGCTCGCCTGCTGACTCCAGGGAGGCGATGAGCTCGTTTACTGCCTGTAATGTGATTGTCATTTGGAGGCTCCTTCGGTAAGCATGGCGATGATTTCTTCCGGGGTCTCTTTTACGTCAATGCGCTCTCCGGAGGTCATTTTCAGGATTGTCAGACCAGCGAAATACATGCTGACAATATGCTCTGCGGCAACAAACACAGGCTCGTAGACTGTTTCAGGCTCCCAGCCATATTTGCCCTGGCGCTCTACCGTTCCCCTTTGGCTTAATTTGATAAATTTCATTTCCTCACTCCCGCCAGGCACTGGTTAAACAGGTTGGTCATTGGGTTTACGCCGCCAGGACGCTGGCGATACTGAACAGACGGATCGCTTTCGGTTACGGCTGTCGTGTCGATCAGGGTGTAGCGGTAGCTCCTGCACTCACCCTCACGCTTAACCTGTCCGTCACGGTGCATCTGCCACAGGGAGGAATTGACCACTGAAGAGTCAAGCCCGGTACCGCGGCGGATATCCTGAAAGCTGCAGCCAGGATGCTGGCCGATGAAGTTAATAACGGCTTGTTTGCCCGAGTTCTTTTTCATCAGATAAGCCCTCTCTCTTTCCCGCGCAGGTATTCATCCCGCAGCCACTGAGCCGGAGTTAATGCGCCGAGCGATGCCGCGCTTGGCATACATCCGAAGCTTTTGCCTTCAGGGTGAAAACCCTGCTGACGGCTGACATGGTTTGTCGGAATGGCTTCCTGGTTGTTCTCCAGTGCCAGCACCGGCGAAGGTATTTGTTCTCCGGCGGCGACTTTCAGCGCCCAGTCTTCCAGCTTCTTGGCGGCATATTTCTCGGTTTCTGCCTCGCTGAGCTGGCGCTGGTACATTGCCCGCCGGGTATCGGTCACAATCCAGTACATGACCGGGTGAGACCAGGGGAAACGCTCGGCGCCGCCGGTGTGGAGCCCCTTCTCGCGGTTGTACCGTTGAAACTCACCCATCACGTCAGCCAGCTTGATACCGAGGACTGTGCCACTGTCCTTGCACCACTTGATGAACTGGCCCGGAGATGGCCAGAACGGCGATTCACTGGCTCTTGCATGGCGCACGCCGGCGGATAACTGTTCGCGGGTGCGGATGCCGTTTTCTGAAAATGCCGCTATCCATTGCTGCTTAGCCACTCGCTCGTCAGCATCGGAGCGGAGGTTGGTTTGCGTCGCTGCCGGGAAAATCTGCTTCAGCTGCATGAACAGCGCGTCAACAAGGCGCTCAGCGTCTGAATTCACAACCCGGCCATGCTCAGGGTTGCCCCCGGACATGCTTGCCATCGCTGCGCCATCGCGATTGTTTATTGCGCGGTAGAGTTCAGGTTTCACAGGAAATCCCTCCATGCATCCGGGCTGTTCCAGTGGAGGTCTTCCTGCCCTGCATTGCGACTGCGCCTCGCCTGTCCGTCAGGCTCGAACAGACCCTGCCAGCCATTGGCGATGCTTCTGTTGATAATTTCTTCAGGCGCATAGCCGTTCAGTCTGCAGCGGTCCAGCAGGTTGATAGCCTGAGTTACCGTCTGCTGAGACTTGATGGGCTTTTTCAGGTCTCGACGGTATGCCACCCATGACGACCAGATTTCTGCAGAAAGCCAGTCAGGCAACTGAACAGCTGACGCATCGAACGAAACCGCCCGGGGGGATTTAGGGGGGTTATTAATATTGTCTTTATTGTCTTTTGTAATAGTGTCTTTTGTGTGTCCCTGTTCTGGTGACAGCGCTGTAACCGTTTTGGTGACACTTTTTGTCACCACTACAGGGACACTGTCACCACTGTGGTGACTGTCACTATCGTGGTGACATTCTGTGTCACCACTGTAGTTACACTGAGGACCTTTCTTGGTTTCAGGTAAAACCCACTCATGGAGGTTTTTGTTAGGGCCAATGAGATCACCTTCTTCAACCAGAACATGCATTGAGAGAAGCTCCTTTTTGGCAACGTTGACCTTCTGACGAGGCAGCCTGGTCATCTTCGCGATCTGAGTATCAGCGATACGGTCCATTTTTTTATTGAACCCGTAGGTTTTCCGGCAGTATGCATGAGCTACCTTGGCCTGATTTTTGGTCAGGTTCGCACCGATAAGCTCTTCATAAAGCTCGTTCGCCAGACGGGTGTAACCATCGTCTGTGTCGGCCACACGTTGCTCCTGTATCCCCATATCGGCCATGGGGAAGTTGAGTATTTCTGCGGTGTTCATGCTTCACTCTCCCAGCCGGCCTCTTTCAGGAATTCGCGATAGTTTTCCAGGATGGCGCGCGCATCAGCTGGCAGTTCAATGTCAGCCTGATCAGCGACTATCTGGAGAAACTGGCGCGCCTTTGCTGCGCTAAACTGCGGCAGCGCCGCGCTGCGGGTTAATTTCGATTTACCTGACGCTCTGGCCTTATCCATCTGGCGAACAGCTACAGAGGCCGCCTGAGGACCGTGCTCGCGGGATAAAGCAACCGCGGTCGTCGGGGATACCTCGCCGGCACGCACCATGCTGATCAGCTCTTCTCCGCAAGTCAGCAAATGCAGGTGATAGTCGACGTCGGACAGCGAGCGCTTAACCTTCTTCGCGATCTCGTCCGGTTCCCACCCCTGATTTCTCAAACGCTGATATGCAGCTGCGCGTTCCAGAGCTGTGAGAGGCTTGCCCTGGTTCCGGGTAACCATGAAGGCGATACGATCAGCTTCGTTCCCGACGAAGTCTTTGCACTCAAGACGGATGATGTCAGCACCTGCTTTCGTCGCTTCAATGGCGCCGTAATAGCGATGGTGACCGTCGATAACCTTCACGCCCTTCTCGGTAACCTGGACGTCCAGCGGAGGAACCGACTCGCCAGCGATAAACGCATCGCGGAATTCAGCTACGTGATCTTGGTCGATTTCGCGTATGTTCAGGCCGGGTTCGACGTACAGCTCTTTCAGGGGAACGATAAACGTCCGGTTCACCTTAATGCCGGTTCCGTTTTTATCTTTTTGGTTGTAATGCTGGTAAAGTGAACTCATAATTACTCCTGTGAATTGATCCAGTTAATTCGCGTAGAAAGCCGTTAGTGTTTACCCACTGCGGCTTTCGCCTTTTCTGCCCTTCATTAGTCCCATCCCAGCGGACCTGGCCGGCACCGCTCAGCACGTAATCCGATATCTGCCAGCGTTTCTACCGACTGCAGGTAATGCCGGGAAACCACTACCGCCTCAGGCGGCACAACCTGCAGACCAAGCACGGACAACTCTTTTGCTATGTCAGCGAAATGCCCTTCCCCCTTTCTGCGACTGACTGTTGATTCACTGATACCCAATATCTCCGCGTAAGCCTTCTGCCCGATGGATGAAAGGCGGTTGAGTAAAACCCCTTCCAGCTCAATCGGGTTGAGGATCGGCGGTTCTAAGTTGCGGGCTATTGCGCTTTGCATTTGTGATATTTCCTCTGGTGTTGAATGAAAGGCCGCTAGTTAGGCGGCAAAGATTTTGGGGTAAAGGACTGCTCGCGATAAGCCTGTTGCCTGCTCGTACTTCCGCATCTTTTCCTCGGAAAGAGGAAGCTTTCCCCCGCGCTTTTTCAGCATGTTGATGGCTTGCGGTGTGACACCGACTTTTTCAGCTAAAACCTTCTGAGAGCCACCAACAGCTTTAATGGCGAGGTCAAGAGGGGTTTGGTTGGCACTCTTTTTGTTGATCATGTGGTCGCTCCATTAGCGTTTAATCAACACCATGTTAATCCATGGTGTGGATTAAATCAACATTATGATGATGTGAAAAAATAAACATGTTGTTTACTATTGTTGCTACGGAGGGTTTTATGAATACAGTATCTAATAGAATCAAGTACTTGCTTGAATCAGAGGGGTTGAAGCAAAAAGAGCTTGCGGACCGGTTATCAACTAGCGCCCAGACAGTAAACAACTGGATTAAAAGGGATTCGATCAGCCGAGAAGCTGCGCAGCAAATATCTGAAAAGTTTGGTTATTCACTTGACTGGTTATTGAGCGGCAATGGCGCGCCAAAAAAGCACAATTCAAACAACATCGCCCCCATCGAGAAATGGGGCCATGTAGAACCGTGGGATAGCAACACCCCTATAGAATCAGATGAGGTAGAAATCCCATTTTTGAAAGATATAGAGTTTGCTTGCGGTGATGGTAGGGTTCAATCAGAGGATCACAACGGCTTTAAGCTTAGGTTCTCTAAGTCAACCTTGAGAAGAGTTGGCGCCAACAGTGACGGATGTGGAGTCCTCTGCTTCCCGGCTTCAGGGGATAGCATGGAGCCAGTGATACCTGACGGGGCCACCGTTGCGGTTGATACAAATAATAAAAAAATTATTGATGGCGAGCTTTATGCTATAGCTCAAGGCGAACTAAAAAGAATAAAACAATTATACAGGAAGCCAGGAGGAAAGATTTTAATAAGGAGTATCAATAGAGACTATGAAGATGAGGAGGATGATGAAGTTAATGTAGAAATTATTGGATTCGTTTTTTGGTATTCTGTATTGAGATATAGAAGATAACAGGAGGACAAGTTGAGACACAGTATATTTGTTTTATTCTCTATTTTTTTGTTAACGGGATGCCTGTCTAGAGGTCAACTTCAGGACGGAGCAGTAACAAATGCTCGCACACCACAAGAAAAGAGAGATGTGCTTCTATCTTACGCAACAGGGGAGCACTCGGCATCATGGGAGAGATCTAGATACTTAGATTACGGAGAAGAAGATGATAAATTTATAAGCAATCTGGTGATTACTTGTTCTGCAAGTGAAGATCGAGATTGTGTTAAAACGTTTTATAATAAAAAAGCAGATGAAGCAGAAATTAATTTCAGAAAAAAATGCTTTTCAGATAACAATTGCAAGAAAAATCTTTTAGTGAATGAAAATTCAAGAGATCTAAACCAGCAATATAATCTTCTAATTTCTTATAATAGGTTTCAATCTGGAGATGCAGATTATATGGCCCGCATGATCTGCGGTGCCATCTCCAAAAATCAACGCGCAGGAATGCCTCGCAACCAATCCGAAGGAATTATCCGAGGAATTAGTGGAATAGAGCCCATAAGCAGGGACATCCTTGTTAAGATTGGCGATGCCTGCTGGGTGTTAAGCTCGTATGGCTACCACGACCCAATGACACTTCTTTCATCCCCAAGATAGAATAAAAAATACACATCAAAACAATGCGATGTGTATTTTTTTGCCAAATTAATCCACACAGTGTTGACCTTCTAATCCACATGGTGTTTAATTAACTCATCCAAACAACACCGGCAACGCCGGGGTGAAGTCAAAACGTCCCGTTAGCCGCGATAAGGCAAAGGTGAAGAGATGATCCGAGAACATGAAGTACCTGCATGGCACCGGTTCTGCTTAAAGGTTGCTCTGCTTGTGATTGCGGTTGCATGGGTAAGCTTTGAATTTTGCTGGGGTGTCGCATGAGCAAACAAGGAATTCGTTCACTGATTTACTGCCTGCTGGTCTGCGGCGTTATCTGGGCTGCGGCGATTATTAAAATTCTGCACGTTACGGGGGTGTTCAATGGCTAACTCAATTCCTAACAACGGACGCGCCGTGATGATGCGCAATCGTCGCACCGGCGCCGCCTGGCTGGTCAGCTTCGACTATCGCGACGGCAGCTACTGGCATGAGCCGCAGGGCAATCTGCGCCACATCCGCCGGCCATACGCTTCACGCAGTATCGAGCCGAACCTGGTTCCAGCCGGGACGCATTAACCGCGCATATCAGCGCACGAATTTAACTGAGCTATCAGGCGGCTTTTATCGCGCCGGGGATTCTACAACCAAATTTCAGGAGCGAGCTATGAACGCATACCGCGCATATGACGTGATCGAAGAGCGTAAGTGGGCCGAGCAAACGCTCACCGAAGAGAAGCAAAAGTGGATTGACGATCGGGCGCAGGAAATTATCGACACCCTGCCGAAAGAGCCGTCAGGCCTGTTCCGCTTCTCTGTGCCGATGGAAAAAAGCCCATACGAAGGCCTCCGCAGCGATGCAGCTGGCGAGGCATATAACGATCTTATTTCGGCAGTAGCTTACGCCCAGGCGGAATACGACTGGGATCACCGCACCGGCTGCCCGTTTTAACTTTGGGGAATAACAATGGCTAACGAACTTGTGATTACAGCCGGCTCTCTTGCTGAGAGAGGCATTGACGGCGCCACCTGGAGCGCCCTCAAAAACAGTATTTACCCTGGCGCCAAAGACGAATCAGTAATGATGGCGCTGGACTACTGCCGGGCCAGAAACCTCGATCCGCTTCTGAAGCCCGTTCATCTGGTGCCAATGAGCGTTAAGGACTCGAAGTCGGGTAAAAGCGAGTGGCGCGATGTAGTTATGCCTGGCATTGGGCTTTATCGGATTCAGGCCGATCGCTCCGGTGATTACGCTGGCGCAAAAGAACCAGAGTTCGGCCCGGACGTCACTCTGACGCTTACCGGTATTGAAGTGACCGTACCTCAATGGTGCAAGTACACGGTCAGCAAGCGCATGCCGAGCGGGGAGATCGTCGAATTCAGCGCGAAAGAATACTGGGTTGAGAACTATGCCACCGCCGGCCGCGACACTACCGCGCCAAATGCTATGTGGAAAAAGCGCCCTTATGGCCAGCTAGCGAAATGTGCTGAGGCTCAGGCTCTGCGTAAGGCATGGCCTGAAATTGGCCAGCAGCCCACTGCCGAGGAGATGGAAGGTAAAACGCTGGAAGTGGATGCGCGTGACGTGACGCCGCGCAGCACGACAGAGGCGCTCCCCCTGGTGGCCAGTGAGGAAACGCTGCAGGCAATTACCGACCTCCTGACGTCCCTGAATAAGGACTGGGAGCAGGACTTCCTGCCTCTGTGCAGCAACATCTTCAAGCGTGACATTTTCCAGGCATCACAGCTCACGGAAGAAGAAGCGCAGAAAGGCTTTAGCTTCCTCCAGAAAAAAGCGCAGGTGGCAGCATGACACCAGAAATTATCCTCGAGCGAACTGGCATTGACGTTACCCGCGTTGAACAGGGAGATGATTCCTGGCACCGCTTACGCCTCGGCGTGATCACTGCCTCGGAAGTTCACAACGTCATTTCTAAGCCTAAGTCAGGTAAGAAATGGACTGATATGAAGATGTCCTACTTCCTTACGCTCATTGCCGAAGTGTGCACCGGCGTGGCGCCGGAAGTTAACGCCAAGGCGCTGGCCTGGGGGAAACAGTATGAGGCCGATGCTCGCACCCTGTTTGAGTTCACCACCGACGTGCAGGTAACCGAGTCGCCGATCCTTTTCCGTGACGAAGGTATGCGCACCGCCTGCTCACCAGACGGCCTGTGCAGTGATGGCCGCGGCCTTGAGCTGAAGTGCCCTTTCACCTCTCGCGACTTCATGAAATTCAGGCTTGGCGGCTTCGAGGCTATCAAATCCGCCTACATGGCCCAGGTGCAATTCAGTATGTGGGTAACCGGGAAGGATGCTTGGTACTTCGCGAATTATGACCCTCGCATGAAGCGAGAAGGTATTCACCATGTTGTTGTTGAGCGCGACGACAAATACATGTCCGACTTCAACGAAATGGTGCCGGAGTTCATCAGCAAGATGGATGAATCGCTGGCTGAGATCGGGTTCACCTTCGGGGAGCAGTGGAAATGAAACGCACTCCATTTTACCGCAGGCCCGGAAAAGCAGGGAAATTCTCCGGCCTTCGCGAGCGAGTGATCTGGATGATCCAGACGCGCGGCCGCCCTGTTACCGGCAGCGAAATAGCGGAGAAGTTCGGCGTGACGCTTGTTGAATTTAATCGCGTTGCGAACGGCATTACCAAGGGAGAAGGCCGCATTGCACAGCTGATCGCATCGGAAACCTGGCTCAACGAGGACGGCATCTGCGATCGCACCTTTGACCTGATCACAAGACCAAAGGTCATTACCCCGCAGGGTAAAACGCGCCTGTTCACTAAGCGCTCGATAGCTCAGGCCGCCTCTGGCAACCGCCAGAAATGTATTGATAAAGCGGCCCGGCGCCGCCGGCTTATCGCATCTGGCCTCTATATCGATGAAATGGAGTCAGTCCTATGAACCGCTACTCACTTATCTATGCTGACCCGGCCTGGTCTTACGGGAACACGATCAGCAACGGTGCTGCCGTCGATCACTACCCCACCATGAGCCTGCTCGATATGAAGCGGCTCCCGGTGTGGGAGCTCGCAGCGGATAACGCTGTGCTGGCGATGTGGTACACCGGCACCCACAACCAGGAGGCGATCGAGCTGGCCGAGGCCTGGGGATTTACGGTGCGCACAATGAAGGGTTTCACCTGGGTGAAGTTGAATCAGCTGGCCGAGCTGCGCATTACCAAGGCTCTGGCCGAGGGAGAGATCTCCGACTTTTACGACTTCCTCGACCTGCTGAATGCAGAGACGCGCATGAATGGCGGCAACCACACCCGCGCCAACACGGAAGACGTGCTGATCGCCACCCGCGGCGCCGGGCTGGAACGCAAGCACGCCGGCATTAAGCAGGTGGTCTACAGCCCCCTCGGCGCTCACAGCGAGAAACCGTGGGAAGTTCGCCACCGCCTGGAGCTGCTCTACGGCGAAGTGCCACGGATTGAGCTTTTCAGCCGCAGCGCTGCGCCAGGCTGGAGTCACTGGGGCAACCAGTGCGCCACCGCTTCAGTTGAGCTGATACCTGGATGCGCCATCGACGTTGTTAAGACGGAGGCAGCATGAGCAAGGGAACCATTATCTGCCTGTGCGATATCACTGGCGTCATGGCTGAGCCATGGGTCGAAGCAGGTTATCGCGCCGTCCTGGTGGACCCGCAGCACCCTGAAACTTCGATCGACGGTCCTGTTGAGCGCATATCGGCAACCATCCTTGAGGCGATGCCGAGGCTATCTCAGATTATCCGCTCTGAAAACGTCGTCATCGTCATCGGCTTCCCACCATGCACGGACGTGGCTGTTTCCGGGTCCCGCTGGTTCGAGTCCAAGCGCGCCAAAGACCCGCATTTCCAGGGCAAGGCCGCGCTGGTCGCTGAGCAATGCCGGATGGTTGGCTTGGCGGCTGGCTGCCCGTGGGCATTCGAAAACCCGGTGAGCGTGTTCAGTAGCATCTTCGGCTCGGCCGATTACACGTTCCATCCGTACCAGTTCACTGGGCTGTGCGCGGATGACAACTACACGAAGCAGACATGCCTCTGGACGGGTAACGGCTTCAAGGCGCCGGCAGAGAATATGCACCCGATGGTTGAAGCGGCTATCGACGCCGTGAAGCTGGCCTGCGGCCGCATGATGCCGAAGAAAAAGGCGATCGAGGCCATATCCGGAACGCCCTTTGCCGGATTGGTGACTGACTGGTATCCGGACAACCGCATTCACGAATGCCCACCCAGCGACGAGCGCGCCAACATTCGCAGCGCAACGCCTCTTGGATTTGCAAGGGCGGTTTTCCTTTCGAATGCACCCCATCTCAACAAGAAGCGGGAGGCAGCATGACGCCAGAAGAAAAGAAAAATGCGCTCAGAAGCATCGCGCGCAGGGCTAACGATGAGGTTAAGGCAAAACGGCGGTCATCTCCCGCTTTAAGTTGCGACGAGATATCACGACCGATCCTCAACGGATGCATGCCGCTGATAAGGCAGCTTGGGTTAACGCCAAGCCATCTCTATGTGGAGATCGGTATTTTGAACGGAAAGATAAAGGAGCGCTGACATGCCAGAAATCATCGATCAGGCCAACGAGCTGGCAGAGCGCCGGCTGGAAATGACCATCCAGAACATGCGCATCAACCATGCGGCAGTTTCAGCTACTCACTGCCGCGACTGCGGGGAAGAGATACCCGAGCGCAGCCGGGAACTGGTGGCGGGATGTCAGCGCTGCGCTGACTGTCAGGAAGAAGAGGAATTGCGCGGAAAACACCGGAAGGGGTACAAGTAGATGCAGAACACAAATATCACTATTCAGCCGGCAATTATTAATCGTGAGACGGTACAGGCTATGCTGGGAGGGATTTCAAGGACTACTTTCTGGCGAAAACGCAGATACTGGGAGCAAAACGGCACCCCTTTCCCTTCCCCTGCCCCGGGTACTAATCCGGGGAAAGGTGGTGAGCAGTATCGCTATTGCGACGTAATGCGCTTCTTTGCCTCTCAGGGGCTCGTTGAGTCGACGCATGACTGA